ACAAGAAGTTTTATTCATTCCCTGGATATCCACTGAAAGTGAATCAGAAACCATAGCAGCAATCCAAAACACCTCTGCAAGGGTTGCTATGGGACATTTAGAGTTGACTGGGTTCTATGCCCATAGGGGGCATGTTCAAGAGGGTGGTAGAGATAAAACTATCTTTGATAAGTTTGATAAAGTTTTTTCTGGGCACTACCACACAAGAAGTGATGATGGTAAAATTTATTACTTAGGGAATCCATATCAACTCTATTGGAATGACTATGGTGATACTAGAGGGTTCACAATTTGGGATACTGATACTGACAAAATAACACCAGTAAACAATCCATATGAAATGTTCAAGATATGTAACTATGATGAAGACAGCATAGAGGAAGATTTAACTCCTTACTCTGGATGTATAGTCAAGTTGATTGTCAAGAATAAAAAAAGTCAAAAGAAGTTTGATGAGTTCTTAGACCTCTTGATAAAATCTCAACCATATGAGTTGAAGATCATTGAGTCTGTAAAAGTTAATGATGACTTTGATGCAGATGAAATGGTTCAGCAAGAGGATACCTTATCTCTTCTCAAAAGATATGTTGATGAATCTGAAATTAAGTTAAATAAAACTAGGATAAAAAAATTGATCCAATCAATTTACCAGGAATCATTTCAGATGTAATATGTACATATTAACAGTTGCTGATAATGAGCAAGAAGGAGCATTTGCTGTAGAGAATAACTATGGTGAAAAAGTTTTGTTCATGTTTGAGGAAGAAGATGATGCTCAAAGATATCTTTGCATGTTGGAAGAATTAGACTATCCTGAGATGGAAGTCACAGAGGTCAATCCTCAAGTTGCAATAATGGCATGTGATCATTTAGATTACAACTATGCTATAATTACCCCAGATGACATTGTAATACCACCAGATTATGATCAAGTTTCAGAACCTAAGATATAAGAACTTTCTTTCTTCTGGTAACTATTGGACAGAGATAGACTTAAATAAGACTAATTCAACACTGATTGTTGGTCATAATGGAGCAGGTAAGAGTACCATTTTGGATGCTCTTACCTTTGTTTTGTTTAACAAACCTTTCAGAAAGATTAATAAGAATCAACTGATTAACAGCATCAATGAAAAGGATTGTGTAGTTGAGATCAACTTTAGTGTCTCTGGAAAACCTTATAAGATTAGGAGAGGTATAAAACCAACTATCTTTGAGATCTACAGGGAGGGTACAATCCTAGATCAGGCATCATCATCTACAGATCAGCAGAAGTGGTTAGAACAGTCTCTATTAAAATTAAACTATAAATCTTTTACTCAGATAATTATTCTGGGATCAACCAACTTTGTGCCATTCATGCAACTGTCTTCTCAGCACAGGAGAGAGGTTGTAGAGGACCTCCTAGACATCAAAGTGTTCTCTTCCATGAATGATGTTGCCAAGGTAAAAATAAAGGGGTTAAAGGATGAAATAAAGGAACTTGGTTACAAGAAGGAAAATGTAGAAGATAAAATAATATCACAGCAAGACTTAATTGAGAAACTTAAGAAAAGAAAAACTCAAGATATAGAATCTAGAAAAGAAAAAATAATATTAATTGATACTGAAATAAACCAACTTATAGATGATAATACTATCATTCAGAACCAAGTTGATGAAAAGACAAAGCAATTAGATGATCTTTCTTTTTCTGATAGTCTTCTAAAGAAATTAGAAAAACTGAACATTAAGATAGAGCAAAAGATTTCCAACTTGGTAGAAGAGCATAAGTTTTTTTCTGGAAGTAGGGTTTGCCCAACCTGTACCCAAAACATAGAGGAAGAATTTAGGTTAAATAAAATTGTAGACATTGAGGCAAAATCAAAAGAAGTAAATCAAGGTCAACAAGAACTTAAGAAATCTATTGAGGATGAACAGAAAAAACAGAATAGTTTCTTGCAGATTTCAAGAGAGGTAACTCAACTAACACATGAACTTAATCTTAAAAACGTTTCAATTTCTGGTCTCAGAAAACAGGTCAAGGATGTTGAATCTGAAATTCAAATACTTGCCACCAGAAATCAAGACACAGATACTGAGTATGACAAGTTAACCTCACTAAAACAATCTCTGGATTCAATCCTAGAGGAAGTCTCAAACAAAAAAGAAGAACTACAAAACTACGAGTTTATTAGCTTACTGCTAAAAGATGATGGGGCAAAGTCTAAGATCATCAAAAAATACTTACCAGTAATCAACAAAAATCTAAACAAGTATCTGGAGATCTTAGACTTCCCTGTACATTTCACTTTAGATGAAGAGTTTAATGAGAGGGCTTTAAATCCAATCTATGAAGACTTCTCATACTCTTCATTCTCAGAAGGTGAGAAAATGAGAATTGACCTTGCACTTCTGTTTACTTGGAGAGAAGTTGCAAAGATCAAGAACTCAATCAATACAAACTTACTCATACTTGATGAGGTCTTTGACAGTTCACTTGATGAAGCAGGAACAGATTATTTTACAAAGATCATTAAGTTTGTAGTAAAGGATTCAAATACATTTGTGATCTCTCACAAAGTAGATGACTTGTTGGAAAAATTTGATCAAACAATTAAGTTTGAAAAGAAGAAGGGATTCAGCATGATGGTTGACTCTGATTAATCAGAGTGCTATTATGTTAGTTGATAACTTTAATTTTGCTATGGAATGACTCATGATGAAATGATTGCAGCAGGTTGGGAGATGTCTGCTGATGGATTTTGGTTTAAAGAGTCCCCACCTGAAACTTATTCCTATGATTTAATTACTATGAGTGAAGACACTAATAAGAATGGATTTTGGAAATATAATGAAGATAAAACCATAAAGCAAATTGAAGAGTATCTTGTCAGCACTTACAAAGCACACTATACTTCTGAGCAGTCCAAGACCCAAACTCTTGACCTGATTGAAAGTATTGGAGATGCTGAACCCTTTACAAGATCTAATGCAATCAAATACCTTTCCAGATTTGGAAAGAAGAATGGTAAGTCCAAATTGGATATCCTAAAAGCAATTCACTATTGCATTCTCCTTTATCATTTTGCAGGACTACACAATGAAACTAAAGACACCTATGAAACTTTCTGACAATACTCTTTCAATTCTGAAGAACTTTGCATCTATCAACCAGTCTATTCTGGTCAAGCAAGGTTCTAAACTGAGGACTATTTCTGTGATGCAGAACATTCTTGCTGAAGCAGATGTTGGTGAAGATTTTCCTAAAGATTTTGCCATCTATGATTTGAATCAATTCCTCAATGGCATTAGTCTCCACCAAGATCCTGATCTTGATTTCTCTAATGACTCTCACTTGATTATTAGGGAAGGCAAGCGCAAAGTGAAATACTTCTTTGCTGATCCTGAAGTAATCATTGCCCCTCCAGAAAAGAAGATTGATCTTCCTTCTGAGGATGTTTGTTTCCAGTTGGATCACTCTCAACTAGATAAACTTCTTAAGGCAGCATCTGTGTATCAACTTCCAGATCTTTCTGCTGTTGGTGCTAATGGTGTAATTAGTCTTGTTGTTCGTGACAAGAAAAATGATACCTCCAATGAGTATTCAATTGTTGTTGGTGAAACTAATTCTGAGTTTACTTTCAACTTTAAGGTTGAGAATATCAAAATTATTCCTGGGACTTACAATGTAGTCATTTCTCAGAAGTGCATTTCCAAATTCACTAATGAGAGATATAACTTGGATTACTTTATTGCTCTTGAACCAGATTCTACTTTTGAATGAAATACAAGGTAAAGTATAAATTACCACCTGATAACAGGTATCTTGAAATGGTTGTGGAAGCGAACAATCAGTGCCATGCAATTAAAGTTGCACAGGCACATGTTCCTTCTGCTAAAATAATTGGTGGTCCTCAACTACTGTAAACTTGATTTAATTTATTATGAGTGAAAATTTTCTTTGGGTAGAAAAATATCGTCCTAAAAAGATTGAGGATTGTATTCTCCCAGAAACAACAAAAAAGACATTTCAGGATTTTGTAGAGAAGGGAGAAGTTCCTAATCTTCTCCTTGCAGGTCCTGCAGGATGTGGAAAAACTACAGTAGCAAAAGCACTGTGCAATGAGTTAGGAGCAGACTTTTATGTCATCAATGGATCTGATGAAGGACGATTTCTGGACACGGTACGGAACCAAGCAAAGAATTTTGCATCGACCGTCTCACTTTCTTCGTCTGCAAAACACAAAGTCATCATCATTGATGAGGCTGATAACACAACCCCAGATGTACAACTCCTCCTTAGGGCTAATATTGAGACGTTCTATAAGAACTGCAGATTCATTTTCACCTGCAACTACAAGAACAAAATCATTGAACCTCTCCATTCCAGGTGTGCAGTTGTTGACTTCTCAATCAAAGGAAAGGAAAAGGCAACTCTTGCAGGAAACTTCTTTGCAAGACTCCAACAAATCCTGGATCAGGAAATGGTTGAGTATGATCAGAAAGTCCTTGCTCAAATAATTAATAAGCACTTCCCTGACTGGAGACGTGTATTAAATGAGTGTCAAAGATACTCAGTTGGTGGAAAAATTGATTCTGCCATTCTTGCTTCCTTTGATGATGTAAAAACAAATGATCTCATTAAATATCTCCAGACGAAGAATTTTTCGGAAGTTCGTAAATGGGTTGTGGCAAACCTTGATAATGATGCTGGCATTGTTCTTAGGAATGTCTATGATGCCCTTTACAGTAAGTTGGATGGTCCAAGCATTGCTGCTGCTGTCCTTATTGTTGCTAAGTATCAGTATCAGAGTGCCTTTGTGGCAGATCAAGAGATTAATCTCTTGGCAGCGTTAACAGAAATTATGGTGGAGTGTAAATTCAAATGAATGTAAAACTTATTAGATTTAATTTTGGTCAAGAAGTAGTTGCTGAACTGGTTAGTGAGACTGACTCAGAAATTACTATTGTTAACAGTCTTGCAGTAATCCCAACCTCTCAGGGAACTGTTGCATTTGTTCCTTTTGTTCCTCTTGTGGATAAGGGTAAGGATGAAGTTGTTATCAACAAGCAGCATGTCATCTACATCACAGATCCTAATGAGCAAGTGTTGACTCAACACAAGAATGCGTTTAGCACTATTGTTCAACCTGAGTCCAAGTCTCTTATTCTATGAGAAACAAAACAACACCTCAAAATGTAAAAGAGGCACATGAAGCATTGTTTCATGCTAAGTGGAATCTTCCCAAAGCAGCAGAGCATTGTGGAATGACGCAGAAGGAATTAAAGATGACCTTCTGGGAATACTTAAAGTATCATCCTAAAGATTATGAAACAACTGAAGACACCCCTTAGATATCCTGGAGGAAAGTCCAGAGCAGTTCCAAAACTAGCACAGTACTTTCCTGACCTAAGGGATTATGATGAATTTAGAGAACCATTCTTGGGTGGTGGTAGTGTTGCACTTTATGTGACTAAAAGATATCCACTCATAAATGTTTGGGTAAATGATCTCTATGAACCTCTGGTAAACTTCTGGCAGCAACTCCAGATGTTTGGTCCAGACATGCAAAAAAGACTTGTG